ATAGTGGTAGAGGATTAAGAATTAGAAGTAAAAAAAAGTAAGTTTAAAAAATTAAAAAAGATTAGTTATGCCAGTAGATGCAGTACCTGGGTTTGACTTGCAACCAAGTTCGGAACAGGTTTTATTACAGACAAACTATATCACCAACTTCGATTTCTTGAATCAGTATTTACCTGATACTTATGAAAAAGAATTTGAGAGATATGGTAACAGAACAGTAGCGTCATTCTTACGAATGGTAGGCGCTGAAATGCCTTCTAACTCTGACCTTATTAAGTGGGCAGAGCAAGGAAGATTACACACTAAATATACAGACGTTGTATCAGCTGGGGCAGCAGGAGCTGCTACAGCCACTCTAACAATTAATGATGTACTTGTACCTGGCTCAGGTTCAATTGCTATTAGAGTAGGACAAACAATTATGCTATCTGATAGCTCAATTGGTTCAACAAACAGCAACAAAGCACTTGTTACTGATGTTGATACAGCTAACGGTACAATTGACGTAGCTTATTATGAAGCAGCAGGTCAGTCAATGGCTGCAGCTGTACAATGTTCATTATTTATCTATGGTTCTGAATTTCAAAAAGGAGCTATCGGTATGCAAGGACAATTGGAGGCTGATGACTTCATTTTTGAAAATTCACCAATCATCATCAAAGACCACTATGCAGTTAGCGGATCTGACATGGCTCAGATTGGATGGATTGAAGTTACAACTGAAAACGGAGCTACAGGATTCTTGTGGTATCTAAAGTCAGAGCATGAAACAAGACTAAGATTTGAAGACTATCTTGAAACAGCAATGGTGGAAGCAGTTCCTGCCGAAGGTGGTTCAGGCGTTGCAGCTATCGCTGCAGGTGTTGCTTCAGGTGTTGGTAACAAAGGTTCTGAAGGATTATTCTATGTAATTGAAGAAAGAGGAAATGTTTATAGTGGTGGAAACCCAACAGCTCTTGCAGACTTTGATGCTATCATTCAGAGACTAGACAAGCAAGGTTCTATCGAAGAGAACGTTCTTTTCGTAAATCGTGAGTTTGGATTTGACATTGACGATATGTTAGCTGCTCAAAATTCATACGGAAACCCAGGTGGTACTTCGTATGGTCTTTTTGACAATGACGAGGAAATGGCTCTAAACTTAGGATTCTCAGGATTCCGTAGAGGATATGACTTCTATAAGACTGACTGGAAATATCTTAACGACCCAACTATGCGTGGTGATATTGTTGGTGGGGCTATCAATGGGGTATTAGTACCTGCAGGTTCTACAACTGTTTACGACCAAGTATTGGGTAAAAACGCTAAGAGACCTTTCTTACATGTTCGTTATAGAGCGAGTGAGACTGAAGATAGACGTTATAAAACATGGATTACAGGTTCTGCAGGAGGAGCAGCTACATCGGATCTTGATGCGATGGAAGTTAACTTCTTGTCTGAAAGAGCTTTATGTACTCTAGGTGCTAATAACTTCTTCATCTTTACTAACTAAGAAGTAGATTATAAATAGGGGGTGGATAACCGCCCCCTTTTTTTAAATTTTAATTAAAATCAAATGAAAAAAAATAAAAAGACGTTTGTAGATAAGGTCTACAGACTAACCAAAGACAAAGCTCCATTGAGCTACACAATTCCTTCTCGACATACTAAGAGAAAATCACTATTATATTTTGACGAATCTACAGGTGTTAATAGAGCAATTCGTTACGCTAAAAATCAAAAAAGCATTTTTGAAGAAGAGCAAGACGGAAATGTAATATTAGAGCCTATTGTTTTTGAAGATGGATTCTTAAGAGTTCCTAAGCAAAACCAAATACTTCAAGAGTTTTTAGCTTTTCATCCTGCAAACGGAAAAGAGTTTGTAGAAGTAGACAAAGAAGCTGATGCATCTGTTGAAGTTGATAACTTAGATTTAGCATTAGAAGCTCAAGTGCTAGCAAAAGATTTAGATGTTGAGATGTTAGAAACTATTGCAAGAGTTGTAATAGGGTTGAATATTGAAAAAATGACTTCAGCAGAACTTAAAAGAGACGTTAGGGTTTTTGCGAAAAGATATCCTAATGAGTTTATGGAGTCAATTAATGATCCATTACTTTCACTACAGAATAAGTGTTCTAAATTCTTTAGCGAAGGCTTGCTTGTTTTAAAAAACAAAAAAGATGTTTACTATAACCTAAAAGGAAACAAAAACAAATTGTTGACAGTTCCTTATGGAGAAGACCCATTGTTTATTTTAGCATCGTTTTTGCAAAGCGATGAAGGACTAGAAGTCCTAAGGATATTAGAATCTAAATTAGATTAGTCCAGGAGGCCTCAAAAAAAGAGGCCTCTTTTTTTTTCTTATCTTTGTACAAAGAAAAATAGAGCAGAATGTCGTTAATCAATACAGTCAGAGCTACTGTGCTTTCCATTGCAAATAAGAATAATTTTGGATATATCACACCTAATGATTTTAACTTATATGCAAAACAAGCTCAGTTAGATTTATTTGAAGATTACTTTTATCAATATAATAGTTGGAACATCAAACAGAATGTTAGACAATCTGGTACAGGATATGCTGATATTGTAAAAGGATTGGAAGAAGTGGTAGATAGTTTTTCATCCACTAAACCTCTTTCTCATTCTTCATTAAATCTTTTTGATTTGCCTGAAGACTACTATTTGATTAATAAAATAAACTACTACCCTACTGTTGTAGCAAAGGGGTATGTTGACCAAATTACACCACCTCCATCTACAACTCTTGAAGACTCTACAGCTACGTTTGTTACGTCAGGAGTTCAACCAGGTGATGTGATTTCAAACTCAACAACAGGAGAGTTTGGATATGTGGTTCAGGTTATAAGTGAGAATGTATTAGTTGCAACTCAAATATGGGATTTAGGAGATTACTATTGTATTGTAAGAAACAATGGTATGAGAGAGATTGAAAGAGTATCTCAAAACAAGATATTTTATTTAAACGCTTCTCATTTAACTCAGCCAAGTGAATTATATCCCGCTTATGTGTTAGGTGGTGCAACTGATGTTATGTATGGAAATACAGTTACAGTATACCCTGAAAGCATAAATGAAGAGGGGTCAGTAATTACTCAATATATACGATACCCAAAAGATCCCAATTGGACGTATGTTCAGTTACCTGGAGGAGAACCTTCATTTGACGAAACAGCTGCTGATTACCAAGATTTTGAGTTGCCAAAATCTGATGAAACGAATTTGATAAATAAAATCCTTCAGTATGCAGGTGTATCTATAAGAGATACTGTAGTTGCGCAATTTGGAAAAGCAGAAGAAACTGAAGCTAATAAACAAGAAGGACAATAATTATGGCATTTTTAACAGACTATCAATATTACGAAAACAACGGAAATCTACCTGAGAATGAGAATTGGGGATCATATCAATACATGTCCTTAGATGATATTGTAACCAATTTTATGCTTATGTATGTAGGTAACGATAAATTGATAAACAATGTTGAAAGATACAATGTATTGTTTCACGCAAAAAGAGCTATACAAGAGTTAAATTATGACTCTTTAAAAGAAATAAAAATACTTGAGCTTGACGTAGCAGAAAACCTTAGATACATTCTTCCTGCAGATTATGTTAATTGGGTAAGAGTATCTATGTTAAAAGACGGATGCTTACACCCATTGACTGAAAACATTCAGACGAATTGGGCTAGTGCATATTTGCAAGACAATCAAGGTAGAATATTGTTTGATCAAAACGGAGAAATACTTACTCCATCAACATCTACAATTGATATGCAAAGAATATTAGGTCAGAACAAAAGTATATATCTAAACGAGTTAAGTCCTTACAATGGGCAAGAAGGGTATTTTTACAATGGACTATGGTATTTTGAGTACCCAATCGGAGGAAGATATGGTTTGAATACAGAAACAGCAAACAACCTACCTACATTCAAAATCAATAAAGCAGCAGGAGTTATAAATTTTAGTTCCGATATGGCAAATCAACTATGTGTTCTTGAATATGTTTCTGATGGAATGGAAAAAGGTGACGCTTCAAAAGTCAGTGTAAATAAATTATTTGAAGAGTTTATATACGCTTATATTAAGTATGTTATTTTAAACAGCAAGTTTGGTGTTCAGGAATATATAGTAAATAGAGTTAGAAAAGAAAAATCAGCGCTTCTAAGGAACGCAAAATTAAGATTGAGTAATATACACCCTGGACGATTATTAATGAATCTAAGGGGCCAAAACAAATGGATAAAGTAATATGCCTAAGATTCAAAAGAATTTTATAAAAGGACGCATGAACAAAGCTGTCGATGAGCGTCTTGTTCCACAAGGCGAATACATTGATGCTTTAAATGTTCGTTTAGGGTCAACTGAAGGTACTGAAATAGGTGCTGTAGAGAACTCTAAAGGTAATGAGCTTTTGGTTCAACTAACCTTTCAAAACGCAGCATTAAGTACAGAAGCTAAGTGTATAGGCGCTTTTGAAGACGGAGCAAACGAAACTATATATTGGTTTGTCCACGATAAAAACAATCCTAATTCATCTACAAACAAAGTAGATTTAATTGTTTCATATAACGTAAGAACTTTTGCGTTACAATACCACGTAATATCAACTTCAATCTTAAACTTTGATGAAGATTACTTGATGAATGGTATAGATTTAATTGGTGATTTGTTGTTTTTTACAGACAACTTAAATCCACCAAGAAAGATAAATGTAACAAGAACTTATTTACAACCTGACGCTAATACCACGGTGGATCAGCTAACTGAGCAAGATATAGGTGTTATTTTAGCTCCACCCTTAACCGCGCCTAAATTAGATCAGTTTGCAGTAGGTGGTGGAGAAAACTATATGGAGGAGCTTTTATTGAGCTTTGCTTATAGATGGCAGTATGAAGATGGAGAATATTCAGCTTTATCACCTTTTAGTGAATACGCATTTACACCAGGTCCTTTTGAAATTAGTTACGCAAACTTTGATAATGAAGGAATGAGGAATATATTTAATAGCGTCAACATTACTTTCAATACAGGGGGGAGAAATGTAAAAGATTTAGATGTAGTATTTAAATTTAGCACAAGTCAAAGTGTTAATGTTATAGAGCGATTTAATAAAGTAAATGAAGGTTGGCTTGATAACACAGAGCAGACAATTACATTTACCAACAAAAAGATATATACTGCACTACCTGAAGAGCAGCTACTTAGACTCTATGATAACGTTCCTAGAATTGCTCAAGCTCAAACTATAATGGGCAATAGGCTTATGTATGGAAACTACATTGACGGTTATGATATAGTAGATGAAAATGGTGCTAAAGTTTATTTGGACTATGATTTAAGTTTAGTAGCAGAGGAGTTATCAGCAGGAGAAATAGACGCTGTGTTATCCGACAACACTTATTCTATTGACGGAAACATTACAGTTACAGATGCAAGGGCTACAGTTGATTTTGGAGGCCCTGATATTGAATTAACTGAGGGATCTCAAATTGGTATTGCTTTAGATTATGTGCACGACCAATACAGTGGTGATCCACTCTATGATGATGGTTCAGCTCCTGAAAATGAATTTCAACAAACATTTATATTTAATCTTACACAAGATTATCCAAGTGTTTATGCAATGGCGACTAGTGCAGAGTTTATTCAGGCAGTAAGTGAATTTGTTGCGCCAGCAGACTCCGATTGTTTTCCATTTGGTGGAACTGAAGTAGGAACTAGTTTAACAGATTTATTTGCTTGTAACATAGTTTCTAAAACAGGATGGGATAAAAAAGGTTTTGGACTATCTGCAGCCGATCAGGGGTTTGAGATTATTGCTAGTCAAGGAAGCACAGAAATTACCTTGGTAATACCAGCTTTTAAATTTGAAGAGATTGCACAACCAAACAATTTTGCTTATGAATATTTCAGATGCGTTTCGGCAGAAGGACTGTATTCGAAAGATGGTTCAAGAGAAAGTCTACACAGTAATAGAGATTATGAAATAGGTGTAGTTTATATGGATGAATATGGACGAAGTTCTACAGCTTTGGTAGATACAGAAAACACAGTATTTGTTCCATGTGAAAACTCAGTAACTAAAAATCAGATTAAGGTTACTATGAACAGTTACCCTCCCTACTGGGCAACTAAATATAAGTTTGTTATTAAAGAGTCTAAAGGACTTTATCGAACAATATACTCAAATATATTCTTTCAAGAAGAAAGTACGGGAAACACTTTCTTTTTGCTTCAGGGAGACAATAGAGACAAAGTTCAAGACAATGCTACTTTATTTGTAAAAGCAGACACTACTGGAGCCACACAAAGATGCACCACTACTAAAGTTTTAAGTTTTGGAAGTAAAATAAAAGATTTTTTATGTCAAAAAGATCCAGATGGAAATGTACTACCAACTTCACAGGAATGTGGTCAGCCAGGTGGAGTTTATATGGAAGCAAGAGCAACCAACTACCGTGCTGACAAAGTACCTAATGCTTTTATTGAAGTTGAAGATGGAGATGGCGATAGCCTTCCATTTGCTTTTGTAAGTTGTAGTATTGAAGACCCAGACAACCCAGGACAGTTTTTAGATTGGGATGTTCCTGCAGGCTCAATCATAGAGATTGAGATTAATGCAAGCAGAAACAGAAGAGGAAGTAAATGTGGTAGTAGAAAATATAATTTTGAAAAAAGATTTGTTGCAGGAAACGATCATGATAATCTGTATGACTTTGTAAGAAACGAAAACATTAGACTTGACAACGGCATAATTAGTGGAACAGACGAGACTCTTTTAACAATTTTCCAACAGGATACTTTAGGTAATTTTGCAACACGACAAGTAACAGGCAGTAACGGTAACTCTTACATTCAGTTTCAAAGAGATGCTACTAACAATCAGTTGTTTTTGACTTGGAATGTTGGAACAAGAAAATGTAGTCCACCTGATAAAAGAGGTTCATATTGTAATCTTAGAGTAACAATTAACAGAGCCACAACTTTAATGATTTTTGAAACAGAACCATTAGATGCGAATGACGAATTATATTTTGAAAACAAACAAACATTTGATATTGTTAATGGTTATCATTTGTCAGGAAATATTGGTGATGACCAACCTCAAACTGCGAATCAACCAGCTATTGTAAACCTTACTTTTTTCAATTGTTATGTGTTTGGAAATGGTGCAGAAAGCAATCATGTATTAGATGGATTAACAAAACCTGTTATAAGTTTGGGCGAAAAAGTAACTTCAGTATCTGAAGAACAATACCAAGAAGCCAAAAGATTTGCAGACATTACATATAGTGGTGTGTTTAATCAAGAAACTAACCTAAATAAACTAAATCAGTTTAATCTTGCGTTATCAAATTTCAAGACTCTAGAGACTTCTTATGGTCCTATAAGAAAAATGCACGCTAGACAAACAGACATTTTAACACTTCAAGAAGATAAAATATCGTATGTGTTGGTAGGTAAAAACTTATTATCAGATGCAGCAGCTGGTGGAGCAATAACTTCAGTTCCAGAGGTATTAGGAACACAAC